ATAATTTATCTTCTACTGCTTTATAACGTACAGCACATTCTTTTTCGTGTGCTTCTAGCTCTATAGCAACTCGTAGTTCTGGTGAAACTTCCTGTGACGTTTTCATTATGCAGCGATTTCCATTGCTTGTATAACCGACATTGCATTAGTTACATCATTGTAATTGTATTGAATATTTGAACTACCGTGATACTTTCTGCCTTGAAGTTTATATGTAATTTGACTTGTGCCAGCCGACCTTCCTGTGTCAAGAAAATTATATCCTGTTCTGTGGTGCATGGGTTGGTACCCCTCAAAAGGTCCGTTTGAATCACTACCAGCGGCTGTAAAAATAACAGTTGAATCCCTTAACAGTCTTGTTCCATACCCATTAGCTGAAATATAAACTTGGCTATTTACTAATATAAAAATATTACTGTCTGATGCTGTCGGTGTAATATTTACAGATAACCCAACATCTGCGTATGTAGTAGTCATAGAGTATTGTGTTTGCGTAGTACCTTGAACAACTTGCAGCACATTACCACTACGAATAGGAATACCAGCCGCCGTAACTGCGCTAAGAGACTGATTGTTTAATTTTGTTAATGCCATATCTGTCTCCTATGGTTTTGAAGGCCAAGTTACGTCATCAAGTGATGTAGCAGACTTAGTTATATCTCGTAGGTCTTGGCGATATTTTTTTTGTGCATCTGTCATAGTAAGGTCACTAGATGCCCACCAGTCTGTTTCAGCAATTAATCGGTTACGTTCTTGACGCAACACTATCATATTTTCTTCAGTTGTAACAGCCAATTTATCATACTCAACTACATTATTATCCTTATCGTATGCAATATCACCCTTAATTGTAACTATTTTTGAATTTAATTTATAAATTGCTTCATGCTTCATCCTGCAATCTCCATAGCTGTAATGTGTGCAGTAGGATTATTATGACCACTGTACCCGACATTAACGTATACGGTAGAACTTGCACTCTGGGTTAAATATTGAATTTTATATGTAGTAGCAGAAGTAGTTGCTGGTGAATCCAAATGAAAAAATGCAGCGTTGCTATATATACCACCCGCTGTACTGTAACAAATACCTCTGTAAAAAAGTTGAGTAGACCCTCTAAGAAGATTAAATACCATTGCACCAGCGCTAGTTGAAGCAGCTACGCCAAAATCAGCCGTAACTAAAATTTTAGAAGATGAACTTTTAGGTGTTATTGTCACCGATAACCCGCTATCAACAAAAGAAGTTGAGGTAGAACTGTAAACTGTTGTCGTAGTTGCCTGTACAACTTGCAACACAGAACCAGTTGATTCAACTATTGGTTTCCCCGCCGCAGTTTGAATGGAGTCTACTTTTAATATACTTGTCATGTGTATCTCCTATCCTGCTATTTCCATAAGTGTAATGCTTGTTTGCGAGGCAGCGTTAGTATCGCTGTGCCTTCTATTTAAATAAAGAGGATAACTAGCATTAGAGGTAAACCCTTGAACAGTATAGGTGAGTGCAGAGGTTGAAGAAGGTGAATCTAAAATATTCATCACTAATGGATACATTGTATTAGCATCTCTTGTGCTGTCATATTGAACTCTAGGAAAAGCTACACCGTCATTACTACTAATTACGGTTGTGTCTCTTCTCAATCTCCAATTTGGACTTGCGTTCCAAAAGTGAATCCCATAATAACCAGTAACATTAACCATAATTTTGCTATTTGTTGCGCTTGGTGTAATATTAACTGTTAAAAGAGAATCTACATATGTAGTGCTATTTATTGATGGAGCCGTGGTAACTAAAGTTTGTTTAACCTGCAACACAGAACCAGTAGGCATAACTAAATTAGGTGCAGTAAATTTACCGTCAGCAGCAATCGTAGCCGCTGTTGTACCGTTAGTATGTTGGAGGGTTTCCACTCCTATAATTGAAGCCATGTCTTCCTCCTATCCTATTAAATGCCCACTAAACCAACTATCTGCATCAATGTCAGTTTGTGCAGTGCCGCCGCTTTGTTGAATTTGTATAAAAACTGTTTGTCCAGCCGTTAAATGATACGTCAAGCTAGAGTTCATTGCGAAGAAAGTATTATCCTGTCCAAAGTCGGGGTCAAACAAGTGTCCCTGTATTTGAGTGCCAGATATTTGAAACATAAATAAATAATACCCAGCCGCAGAATCTATGTTTTCTAATCTTAGATATGAGCTAAAATGATAAAATCCGCTGACAGGAGCCGTAAAAGTATTATTTGAAAAGTTGCTCCCTTGATCGCTAATTACATTTTCAAATGAAACTGTCACAGCTGGATTTACGGCAATGTTAGTTTGTTTACCTGTTTTTTTAACATAAAACGCTGGTACATTTGGTTGAAGAATACGACCACCACTATCAATCGTTAAGGCATCTGTTCTACCAGTTTTACTGGCGATTTCATCTACATATAACTTACTCATATCACACCACCGTAAATGTGCCGTTGACTGTCAACGTAGCTGCAAGTGTAAATGGTCCTGCTACAAGAGCATTCTCACCACTGGCAATCGTTGTATTATCTGTTAGGCTGTTAGGGTTAACACGAATATTAGCAAGACCACCACGACTGATAGTGCTACTAAGTTTTGCTGCAGTAACTGAGTTATTTGCTGGTACTGTACTGTTACCTACTTCTCCTAGCGCAAGAATATAATCAATGCTGTCTGAAGAAGAAAGGTTAGAGGCGAACACAATGTTACTACCACTGACACTATAAGCGTCATTAGGTGCTTGTGTTACACCGTTAAGAGATACAATCAAAGACTCTGCGTTAGCTGGTGTAAATGCCGCACTGTTGTAAGTGAGTGCATACGTAGCTGTAGCAGACGCTGTGAGTGATCCTAGTTTTTTAAAGTCCCCTGCGAGGGGTTGTTTACCTACATATGGCATTAGTCAGCCTCCTCTATAGTTAATTTACCAGCCGCTACTTGGCGTAGGATTTCTGCGTAGTGTGTGTTTGCTGGGTCAAGCGGTACATACATTTCAGTGCCATCAATGGTGGCTTTAATAGATGTGTTTTCCCCGCTACCTGTTATGTCGGCAATATATTGTGATTTTGTAATATCCATATCTATAACTCCGCTGATATAACTGTACCGCCAGCAATATCACAACTGTGACCGTCTGAAGGAACTGTAGCAAAGCAACTAGCACTGCTTGTTGTGATGCTTTGTACAGTAATAGAAATACTAGAACCGTCTACCATTGCGGGAATAGTAGGGGCTGCCCTCATAGTTCTTCCAAACTGATATGTGTTAGCTCTGTATCTGTCAGCTTCACGCATTTTAGACAAAGCAAGCCCACCAAGAGTTAAGGTATACCTCTGACACTTAGCTAACGTAATTCCATAGTCCTCAAATTCAAAGGGTGATGCTAGGTCTCCGATTTCCATTTGAAGTCCCGTAAATAAAATTTCATTAGCGGTATTATCTGCTATATTAACTGTTAGCGCACCGGCCCTTTCATTATTTGTTGTAGTCCAAGAATTACCAGCATTAAATGTACCACTTGTAAAATCAGTTCCAGCACCCATCCAAATCATTATATCCATACCACGGGCATTAGAATCTGGAATAAACTTTGCGGTATTACCATTTATTGTGACTGTTTTCTTTTCCCAAGTGTTAGCTGAATTAATTGTAAATGCTTTCCCACTTCTAGGGTAACTGCCATCCGTTGCTAATTGCTGAAGTTCACAGATGTATGTTCCAGTTTTATTGGATTTTACAAAAAACGATATTGTTACTGGTTTTGCAAATGAAGTTCCGTACATTAACTGCTGTAAGTCTTGTCCTTCAATACTATATCTGTGAATAAAATAATGACTTGCATCTAAAGAAGTGTCCGCTGTAGTGCAGTCATACTTAAAACTTTTAGCAAACCCTTCACCATCAGGAACATCATCCGATTGTGTCATTGTCCATGTACCAGCATTGTTAATTTCTGTTTGTTGTCTATCTACTGTGTAATAACCAGCCGTTGTAATACCTGTAGACGAGGTGGCTCTTTGCGAGACAACCATCGACCCATTAATAACTAAATTTCTGTTACTCTGGATAGCAGCATCAGTCATGCTATCACTTCTTATTTTACTTAATGCCATTATAGCCTCCTATTAGTAAGGGCTTGCACCAAGTAACGATGTATCCCAAGCTGCTTTTAATTTTGTAATTGTATCTGCGCTACTAATAGCTGAAGCTGCAGGTGCATCTCTAAGCGATTTCTTTTTATTAACGCTTGCAGTCTTAGCAGAAGCATCATCGGCTTCTAGCGCTTTCATATATGCTACATCTTCTGCTTCAAGAAGTGGTTTACGCACTTCTCTGATTTTGTCTTTAAACATATCTTTAGCTTTTGCAACGTCTTCACTGATTACTTTTTTATCACTATCAAGAACCCAAGCGTCACGAAAGCTACGATTTGTAGGTATAGTAACAGAATCCGCAAGAGGAGTCTGATCACCTACTTTAATATATGTATCTACCATTAATTTCTCCTATGCGGCAAGCAACTCTTGGTTGATCTTCCATGCGTTTCGCCACTCTCTAGTTTTAGGTAATTGTTTTTTCTTACAGATAACCATCTTTTGACGATTACCTTCGTTATATGTTTGCCACACATCTGGAGGACAATCTTTTTTTATAAGATATTCTATCGCCTCTTCCTCTGTCATTGGACCTATAGGGTTTGTTTCGTGCAATAAATATCCACGAGTATGTTTAGTAAACCCTTCTTCTGCTTCATCTTTGGCTAACTCCCAGTATACCCATACAGGTGGAAGAATATTGCCTTGTAAAGCGCAAGCCATCCAATTAGGATCTGGCACGAGTATCTTAGCGCACTCATCAATGCTGTCCTCATACACTACACGATAGTCTGACTGTACACCGTCTAGGTTTTCCTTTGCCCAACAAAGCCTATCCCATAAGTGTGTGCCTTGAAACTCTGGTGTCTGCATTATGCTAGGTCTCCATGTATCGCTGCTGCGTGCCACCCGTTTGCAGAACTTCCGCTAGTATTCATGCTGTGTAAATCTAAAACACTGGTTGTAGAGGCTGCTGTTTTTACTCTTATAATATTTTCATATCCAAGCGCACAAGCTGTAACGCAGTTTTCAGCAGTAGTTGTGGTAAGAGCATTTGTTAAATTGTATTTATAATCTCCTGTAGCTTGATCTACTCCGCTGCTCACGTTAAACGATTTAAATAAAACAGCATCATCATTAGCTGCAATAGTAACCTTTGCACTACCATTCACAACGTACTGCGTATCAAGTGACCCAGCGGTGCTGTGTTCTAGGGTATCTGCTTTTATTTTTCCATTTGCCATAATACCCTCCTATGCTACTAAATAACAACTAAAGAAACTTCTAGTTAAGCCTGTATTCCAATTTGAATAGGAGTTATCCCACCCTACAAAAATTTCATCGTTAGCATTAAGAGACCTAAGGAGTGAACCACCTAGGGTATATTCATCGTAATCATTTTTTGAATATACATTAATTAAATTAGTAGTTGTACCGCCAGATAAGTGATACATTCCACACCATCTGTAGTCTTGACTTGTTCCTTTTTGACTAAATACAGACAAATGATAAATACCAGCTACTGGCGCACGAAACCTTCCATTTTGTAAACAGTTTCCAATATTTATATTTGTTTCTGTCCAACCTGTTATTTCCATAAAAGTAGCAAAAGTACCTGTTGAGTTTATTGATTGACTACTTATTCCTCTAACAGCCATCATTGGTTTAGCTGGCTGAAATACACGACCACTAGTATCAACAGTTATACCCGTAGTACCATTGTTATTACCTATTTCGTTTACAAGTATTTTACTCATGCTAGGTCTCCTGTAATCTTACCACTAGAATGGTCAAAATCAGTGTAGGCTCCTCCAATATAGTTAACTATTCTGTAATTAGTGGTATTTCCAACTTGATACCAGCAACCGTCCATTCCATATGAGTTAGAAATTGTTGTGCATTTATTAGTTGAACTAAAATTATTAGTAAAAGTTACATCTGTTCTACCCGTGTTAACATCTGTAAGCGAACTTTGATTGAAACTACCTAAAGATACTGTTGTTCCAGTTTGATCTACAATTGTCCAATGTTTTATGGCACTTTCAACTATATTTTGTGTAACACTAGTACCACCATCAGATTCATATACAGAAGTATTTTTAACTCTAATATCTACGCCAAGTGTACCGCCAGTTTTTCTAATTGTATCTGCAAGTATCGTACTCATGCTACCACCAATGTCGCACCAGCACTAACTGTGATGGTGACTCCTGAAGCTAGGGTTAATGGGCCAGCGCACATACCATTAGTGTTTGCGGCTACTGTTACTGAAGTGTTTAGCTCTTTTTCATGTACTCTAATAATGTTACCAAGTTGTGTAGCGTCACCAAGATATGATCCTGCAGCACCTTGAGCAAGCATTGCTGCTGTCACCGATGCTGGTGAAGGAGTAGTTGTTTGAACTGCCTTACCTTGATAGACTACATAAAAATCAT